AATAACCATAGAAGAATCCCAGATTTTATTTCCGTGTAAGTTATGAACTTTTGTTTTACGTTTAAGTTTTTTTATCTCTGGATGAGATGATGTGGGTATTTCTACGTTTTTAACCCATAAACTATTTGTAGCCACCACCAGCCTTCTTATATGCTTTTGCTAACATTTGTGCTTTTCTTGCAGACCATTGCCCAGGTCTGCCTCCTTTACCACCTGCTTTGATACGATTAAATATTCTTTTACGCATACCAGGTTTTGTATAGTTTCCTGCTTTATTAACTGTTGATTTACGACCTTTTTTAAATTTAATAGCATCTAAAGTTTTAGCTTGACTAGCATGAGCTTTACTTGCTTTTTTAAGTTTATTAGCAACTGTTCTTACTGTTTTTTGTGCTCTACTCATAATGTTTGACTTATAATTCCTATCATTGAACTTATTAATAAAACATAAAGACCCCAAATCATATTTTCTAATCTAGCAAATCTTGCTTGACCTTGATCTAGTCTTTTCTCTATATTTTCATAACGAATAGCACACTCTTTTTCATGGGCTGCTACTCTTTCAATAGCAGATGTCATTTCTTTTTCTTTTTAACCCTCACTGTTTTATAAGCCTCATTAACATCTGGTGTTGATTTGTCATCTGCTACATATCTGCCTTTTTTGTTTCTAGCACGAACTTGTTTTCTTTCAGTGCCTGTAACTGTATCGACTAATTTTTTCCACCAACTCATTTGTCTTTTGCTTTCCAAATGTTTAATGCACACCAGTCAACAACTTTATAAATATGTCTAAACCAATGGTCATCTTTAGGTGTAGGTGTAATAGCTGCAATACCAGAAGCTACTGCTACAATTACACATATCCAAAATAATAGTTCTATCATAGATTTCTCCTATTTTTGTTTAAACCAAGATGGTAACCCAATCATTGGTCTTTTATCAAATTTATTTATCTCAGCATTTTTATCACTAGCATCATTATAATGTAAAAATACTTGTCCACAATTTTGTCCTTCAAAAGCATTTCGCCAATGTTCTAATTCACAACCTTGATACATCAACATATCTCCTGCTGTTAATTTAATCTCTTTTCCTTTTTTTCCTTCTTCACCTGAAGGTTCTAAAAAAATAGACCATTCATCTCCACCTAAATGTAAAGTTGTAGATATTTCACAAGAATATCTATCTTTGTGTCTATGTAGAACATCACCCTTTTTATAAATTCTTGCATAAGAATAAGTTTCAGATAATTTAATTCCTGATTTTTTTTCCATTAAAGGTTTAACTTTTTGTAGTAAAGTTTCCATCACAATATCTGCATAATGAGAATATGTTTCTGGAACTTGTAAATCATTCCATACACCAAAATATTCAGTAAACTGAGATATATATCTTTCATCAAACAAATATCTTGCTACTGCTCTTTTATTTAAAAAGTATTGATAACAAAAATCTGCTAATTCTTTTGATATAGCACCTTTAATTACTTGATATTTATTTTTTTTAAAACTCATAAATAAGGTGGTTCTTTATATAAAACTGCAATTAATATCATTGCAAGTATCGAATAATAAATTGTTTCAATCATTTAAAAGGATATCCTAAATTCCAACATACTAAAGAATGTCGTATTCCTTTAGTTACTGGTGTTACTCTATGCCAAACAAAAGAAGGAAAAACTATTACACTTCCTTTTGCTCTTATTTCTTCACATACTCTTGGTTGTGAACCTTTTTCAGTATCTCTAAAATCAAATTCAAGATCACCACCTTCATATTCGTTTGGATCAGATAAAGATATAGTCATACTAAGTTTTCTTTGTTTACCATGTATGTTTATATTATCTGGATTATTATAAGGTTCTTCATGTGAATCACAGTGCCAATCATAAAATTGTCCTTTTTTATATTCTGTAAACTGACAAGCCTCGGACCAATCCCATTGAAAATTCCAATTTGCACTTGCATTAGCTTGATCAATATAAGGTTGTATTTCTCTATATATCCACCTATCTGACATCCATACAATATCTGATTTTCTTTTTTTTTGAATATTTTTTAATTCTTCTTTTGTAATTTTATCTTTATCAGCACTTCCTGTAAGAGCTACAGTTTTGTTTTGTTGTTGACCATAACGGATAATATCATCACAAATTCTTTCGGGAATAACGGATTTAAAATACCAGTAATACCATTTTAAATTCATATATAACAAACAACCATAACTATTCGTCTTTCATATTTATTTGGAGTTTTATTTTTATGTTTTAATAATCCATTAAACGATAGAACATCATCTTCTTTTACATTAAAAGTTTTTTCATCAATTATAGTTTCGCCTTTAGTAAAAGGACTTAAATATATAATTAAATTATTATGTGGAAAAGTAAAATCTGTATGATACTCGTTTATATTTGTGCTCCAATCAAAAGTGCTATTCAAGTTAATTCTTAATAAAACGTTTATATCAATTTTATTTTTATCTAAAATTTCTTTTATAACTACATAAGCATCTTCAAATAAAGAAGAATCAATTTTAGTTATATTGTGGTTTGCAGCTAATGGTCTATTTAAAATACCATGACTATAAAAAGGAAAATCATTTTTACAATCACCTAAAATAGTTTCATCATGGTAATACCAAGGAATACTTGAGCTATTAACCATTTCTTTTAAACGCAAGTAATTTTCTGTTTTAGGATTTTTTAAAAAATTTATCATTATCCCTACTTAAAAATAAATTTAAGAAGCCCAAGTACCTGCTTTTTGTTTTACATATACTACTCTTAAATCCCAAGCACTAGAACCAACAAAAGGTTCTTTAACAATAACTACACCAGAGCCTCCAGCAAGACCATCTTGATTCGACAATGGAGCAGATGGTGAGGGAACTTCATTAAAATCTGAAGATCGTGAGCCACCACCTCCGCCACGATTAGTTGTTCCTGCGACACCCAAGTGATTTGTTGGTCTATTTGGAGAAAATCCTGCGTCACCTCCTCCTCCTGAACCACCATCTCCACCTCCTGCTTCAGTTGGATTAGTTCTACAACCTCCACCACCTCCGCCAGCATATGTAACATCTGATCCAGAAATAGTTGATGGTGCACCTGCTCCACCATTTCCACCTAATTGTGGTGATTGTTCATCTTGTCCTACAGCACCAGCACCACCTCCACCTGCTGCACCTCTAGGACCGCCTGGTACTGTTGTAGCACCGCCATTGTTTCCTTGTGAAGGACTTACAGAGGGTGTATTACCTGCTCCGCCTGAGTAAGCTCCACCATAACCTCCAGCACCTCCACCAGAGCCTCCAGCAATGCCTACTCCTGAACCAGTTGGTGCTGTTCTTCCAGAACCACCACCTCCGCCTCCAGCAGAAGTAATTGGTGTTGGAGTTCCTAAAACTGAGTTTGATCCGTTGCTACCTGGAGCTCCTGCACCACCGCCATTTCCACCACCACCAACAGTTATAGGGTATGGGGAATTTCCAGATACAGGAGTGTTTCCAGTACGAAAACCACCGCCTCCTCCGCCTCCAGAACCAGCATCTACAAAATTTTGAGCTCCACCTGCACCACCACCACCAGCAACTACTAAATATTCAATAGATGTGCTTAGTGGCTGAGTTGTAAGAGTTCCGCTTGAATTAAAAGTAGTAAGTTGTTGTGCTTGAGTATTTTGTAACGCACCAATTAATCTAGGCATATTACACCCACGTTCCTGCTTTTACATTTTCATAAACTGCATCTATACTCCAAACTCCAGATGCAATAGTAATTTCAACCGCAGGTTGTTTTGTAATTACTACACCAGAACCTCCTGCTGTTGTAGATGGGGTTGATGCAATAACTGGACTTCCTGCACCACCACCACCAACTGTTATTGTATAGGGTGTGCTACCTGTTACTGTTAAAACTGATTCAGCAGATGCTCCTCCTCCAGAACTTTCACCAGGTACAGAGCAACGATATCCACCTGCTCCTCCTCCACCACCAAAGTTTTGAAAATTTATAGAATCTTCAGCATAGCCACCGCCTCCACCACCTGTGTTAGCAGAGCCAGATGTTGACATTGTTCCAGGTGTACCACCTTGAGTGCTACCACCTGTACCACCGCCACCAGGACCACCAGTACCAGTTGTTTGAACACCAAAATAGTATGATCCTCCACCACCTCCACCACCTCTTGTTACAGGTGATCCAGTGATAGATGATGCAACGCCATTTCCTCCTGGTCCACTTGCATAGGTAGGTGCTCCTACGCCATTTGAACCAGCAGAACCAGCACCGCCTCCACCGCCTGCAACATCTGCACCAGTATTTGCTGCTCTAGAACCAGCACCACCATTATGTCCTTGTCCTGGTGTTCCTGTTCCTAGTGGAAAAAAAGTAGTTCCACCTCCACCACCTGAACCTCCATTGATACCAGGATATGGATAAGGTGAATAAGATGCACCAGTACCACCACCACCTCCACCTTCTGAGGTTACTGTGGTTATAGGTGTTCCTGCTATAGAAGAATCAGAACCTTTTGCTCCTACATGGTTGGAACCACCATTAGAGCCTCCACCACCGCCACCACCTGCAATGATTAAATATTGAAGTTCTGTTGTATATTGTTCTGTAGTTAATGTTCCACTTGAGTTAAATGTACTTGTAACTGCACTTTGAGTAATATCTTGTACTGCGTTTGATACACCAATAACACCACCATTAAGGTCTGCCATAATTAAGCCTCACTCCAAGAAGATGTATCAGGATTCCAAATGTACTCTGTAATTGTCATAGGGTCTGTGCTTTGATCTACTGTTTCGCCTTTCCATCTAGTATTAGATTCATCCCAACTAATGTAAACAGTTTCACCTCCTATTTCATTAACAGTTGGCACTGCAATAGGTGCTTCCCAATCATCATCAGAGTTTAATACCCAAGAAGCATAAGGTTTAATTGCTATAAATTTATCTTTAGATGGATCGTAGGTATATCCAACACCTGCGTATTGTTTTCTAAAATTATTATTATATGAAGTTTGTTTCCATGCCACCCCACCTGTTGAATGTGGGACCAAGTTAGATACAAAAGTTTCAGCTTGTGAGGACTGATCTCCTCCATTAGCATCTACATCATCATTTGATATAACTACTACTTGTAATACTTCGTTACTGCTATTAAGTTCTGCAAAATGAGCCATTGTTAAATACCTCCTTAAGCGTCATCTAGTTCTTCGTAACTAATGGTGTACGTTAAGTCTGAATTAGCACTTGCACCACCTTCTAAGATGTCTCCTTCTTGTAAATAAATACTTGAATTTTTATCTATTAAGACAAGAGTTGCATCTGCTGGAACAGCAATGGTTGATGCAAATAGCACAACTGAACCACCACTTTTAATAACTCCCATTGTTACAGTTGCAGAATTAGTGCCGTCAATGTTAGCTATAATTATGCTATTAACTTTTATTAGTTTATCACTAGCACAAGTTAATAAATCAGTTGTAACAGTGGTGGTTAAAGCACCATTAATACTTTTACCATTTATCGTAGTTACATTTACTAGATTTGGATTTGCCATAATATTCTCCTAATTTTAACCAAAGACTAAAGCCATAGCAATAGCTTTACCTGTTGTCGCTTTTGTATCAAGCTGAGTTTGTATATTGGAAGTTACTCCATCAGTATAGTTAATTTCTGCTGCACTAGCTGTTACTAATGTTCCGCCTAATTTTAAACCATTACTTCCATCATGTGATGCAATATCTACATCTATTGACCCATCTGCAAAAGTTGTATTACTGCTTGCATCTATAGATACTGCTGTATTTGATCCTAAAGTGCTGCCTGTACCTATAACTAAATCATCTGCTGAATCATCTAAACCAATGTGAAAATCAACTGTATTGCCATCAAGTAACAAAGATAAATCTGCTGCTGCACCATCACCAAGAACTACTGAATCATCTGTTATAGCTAAAATAGGATTAGTTCCTACTGTTGATCCTTCACCAATTAATAATTTATCAGCACTATCATCTAAACCAACGTAAAAATCTTTAGCATTACCATCAAATACAATTTTAGTATCTTCTGCTCCTGCATCTCCTATTGTTAGAGTAGGAGTTGTACCTTTTAAAGCCATAGTTTGAGCAACAATATCTCCTGTTGTTGAAGATGCTGCTTGTCCTACACCAATAGATTGAGCAAATTTAATATCTTGATTTTCATCAATTTCAATAGCAGGTGTTGTACCTACGGCTGAACCAAGACCTATAACTAAATCATCAGCACTATCATCTAGTCCTATATAATAATCTTGTGCATTACCATCAAATACTAATTTAGTATCTTCAGCAGTAGCATCACCTATAGTTAAAGTTGTACCATTAATAGATAAAGTATCTGTTACTTGTAGATCAGTAAATACATCTAATACTGCTGCACCTGAACCTGCTCCATCTAACTGAACTACCGCTACTTTTCCGTTAGCAATAGTTACATTTGAACCTGAACCTTGAGATATAATAATATTATAAGGTCCACTACTACCTGAATCAGTGGTAGCATTTTCAATAATTTGTACTCTTTTCATGGTGTTTGGACCAATTGTTATAGTACAGTCTGAATCTAAAGCACCTGTATATTTAAGATACATTGCTCTACCTGCATCAGAACTTCCATCTGCTACAGTTGTAGAATGAGTATCAGCATTAGTAGTAATAGCTTCAGTGCCTATTCCTAAAGCCTCTCCAATAAGTTCTAAATTGGTATTTGTGGATGTACCCCAAGTACCTGATTCATCACCAGTTGCTATTTCTTTTAATCGTAAGTTATTTACATAAGTTGCCATATTACGCTACTTCCTTCCAATTTGGATTTTGTGTTGTGTTAATTATAGAATAATTAGGAGTTTGAGAATCATCAATTAATCCCCATACATTTACTCCAGTTAAACCTGTTGTTCCTTGATTACCAGTTACATCTATGTCTGCATTTGCTTGCACTGTAACTGATCCTAATCCTGATGTACCTGCAAAGCCTGTAACACTAAGATTATTATTAGTAATTAAATTTTCATCACCTAAATTTAATGTTGATGCTACTGCTGATACACCTGTTACGGCTGCTGCATTTACAGCTACTGATCCTACTGCACTAGTTCCAGCTTGACCTGTAACTGATAAATTATTATTTGTTACTAGTGATTCACTACCTAATGCAGATGTACCTGAATTACCAGTTAAGGTTACATTAGCCTCTGCAACAACAGTTACAGAACCTAATCCACTTGTACCAGCTAGACCAGTAACTTCTACAGGTATAGAACTTCCCCACCCAGCTTGACCCCAAGTGCCTCTACCCCAACCTGTAACAGTAGCCATATTAAGCTATTCTTATAATAGCGTTAGATGAGTCTGCTGTTGGAAATTGTC